TATTGTTTAACTACTCCTGGTAAGATGGTTTCTATTATTAGAAAAACCTTTCCTACATTAAGAGGTACCGTAATGAGAGATTTCTTTGAGGTAATGAGAGATTTAGATTTATATGATGAAAAGAAACATCATAAAACAGAACAGATTTACAATTTTGATAATGGTTCTCAAGTAGAGTTCTTTGGTGCTGATAACTCTCAAAAGTTAAGAGGTCGTAAAAGAGATATTCTTTGGATTAATGAAAGTAATGAGATTAACTTTGAGGAATATACTCAATTGAATATGAGAACTACCGAGAAGATTATCTTTGACTTTAATCCTTCGGATAACTTTCATTTCTTATATGACTTAATATCACGACCAGAAGCTATTCTAATCCACTCTACCTATAAAGATAATCCTTTTCTAAAAGAAAGTCAAATAAAAGAAATAGAGGGGCTTATTAATTATGACGAAAGTTATTATAGGATATATGCTTTAGGCGAAAAAGGTACAGGTAAAACTACAATTTATACTCATCATAAGCATTACGAACATTTACCAGAGATAAAAGAAACTTATTACGGATTAGATTTTGGTTTTAACCACCCTACGGCTTTAATAGAGGTTAATGTAATAGAGAATACCTGTTATGTTAGAGAGATTATATACAAAGATCGTTTAACCTCATTAGATTTGATTAAAATGATGGATGAGTTAGAGATATCAAAGAAAAAAGAAATAGCATGCGATACCGCACGACCTGAAATTATAGAAGATTTAAGAAGAAAAGGATATAATGCTAAATCGGCTATTAAAGATGTAAAAGATGGTATTGACTCCGTAAAGTCGTCAGCTCTTTATATTCATAAAGAAAGTATTAACTTACTAAAAGAGATATCAGCCTATAAATGGAAGGTAAATGGAGATATAGTATTAGATGAACCTGTTAAAGTATATGACGATGCGATGGATGCTATGAGGTATGCTATTCATTATTGGAAAAGTAAGAATAAAAGAACTGATAATAATGTTTATAGGATCCGTTATTAGAAAAAGTATAGGTTAAGTATATTATTAAAATAAAAGAAAAAGAATATGAAACAATTTAAGATTAGAGAAAAAGAATATCAAATGCCGACTAACTGGAGCGAGGTAGATCTTAACATTTATGTTAAGTTATCCGAGTTAGAAGAAACGAAAGCTAACTTTGGTATTCCAGAATTATATCTACTAAAAGTATTAGAGGTACTTTGTAATGTAGAAGATGGAGAGTTAGATGAACTAACTTTAGATTTGGTTAATGACCTGGTAGGATTAATATCCTTCGTTCAGGAAGAACCAGTATGGAGTAATGTAAGTCATTTAACTATTGAAGAAACTGAATATGTTTTTCCTGACGATCTAAACAGCCTTACTATGGGCGAGTATATCTCAATTAAAACATTACAGGAAAGTAATACAACAGCCGGTATAATACCTTATATCCTCGCTATTATATTACGACCAGGTAGTAAAATCGTAGATGCTGAAACAGGTAAAGAGAAATGGATCCAAGAAAAGTTTAGTACCGCTAATTTAGAGTGGAGAAAGGAGTTATTCTTGAAACAGCCTGTATTTAATTTATTAGGGCCTGTAAGTTTTTTTTTAAGTGGGAGCGGAATATCTACAACCAATACAAAGGTCTCTACTCCAGAACTACAAAAGTAGATAATGTTAAATTAGGTTCAATAAGTATGGATAATAGATGGAGTTGGATTAGTATGGTAGATAAATTAAGTAATGGAGATATAACTAAACACGATTTAGTATATGAAAGAAACTATATTGAATGCTTAAACTTACTTTCTTTCTACCACGAAAGAGATAAATATATGGAACAATTAAATAACGCAAAAAATAATACTTTAAGATAATGAATAATACTTTATCGGTAAATCAAATAATATCTATATTTAGAGATCTCTCTTTAAGAAATGAGATGGTTATGGATTTCGGCTACGGGCCGACCTACAATATAGGAACAGCACGACCTATGTTATTTCCGTATATCTGGGTGGAACAAGGCACCAGTCAAACGATTAAATCCGATAATGGATATAGAGTAAATCTATTTACCTTAACCGTATATTGTATGGATAAGATAAACCAGGGCGACGATAACTATGATATAATATTATCTAATACTCATTTTATTTTAGATTCTATGATATCCGAGATAAGTCAGCATCCTTTCTATAAGGATATGAACCTTTCTTTAGATGGAGATATCACGATGGATCCTGTATTAGAACAGGATGACGATAATGTAAATGGTTGGCAAGCTGAAATTACCTTTAAGGTTCCTATTAGATATACCTTCTGTAATACTCCTATTATTCCTATATCAAGTTATAACGCTGTATTAGAAAACTCTATTTTTGAGTATAGATTAAGTGGTACGAGTGGTACCTCTGGTTCTTCAGGTTCATCAGGTACGAGTGGTAAAAATGGTACATCAGGTATAAATGGTACGAGTGGTTCTTCAGGTTCATCAGGTACAAGTGGTATATCAGGTTCATCAGGTACATCAGGTAGTTCAGGTTCTTCAGGTACATCAGGTCAAAATGGTACATCAGGTATAAATGGTACGAGTGGTTCTTCAGGTTCATCAGGTACAAGTGGTTCATCAGGTACAAGTGGTATATCAGGTTCATCAGGAACGAGTGGTTCTTCAGGTTCGTCAGGCACATCAGGTATAAATGGTACCTCTGGTAGTTCAGGTAGTTCAGGTACGAGTGGTTCTTCAGGTAGTTCAGGTATGAGTGGTTCTTCAGGTACAAGTGGTATAAACGGGCAGAACGGGCAATCGTCATCTTTCTTTTTATATAAGGCTAAAACTACTCAATATACAGGAAATCCAAATAACTCATATATCTTATGGAATAACGCTACTCAAGTAGGAGCTACGGCTATTCATATTAACCATTTAACTCAAGATAATATTGATATTGATATATTTTTAGGTTTAATTAGAGAAGGTACTAACTTAACTATACAACATAGAACTACCTCGGCTGACTACCAGACCTGGAATGTAAATGCTACTCCTACTTTAATTTCAGGAGCTAATAATTACTGGATCGTTCCTGTTAGTTTAATTAACTCTACGGTTTCATTTACTAATAATGATGATCTCTTTGTAGCTATATCAGCCGACAGCGGAACGAGTGGTTCTTCAGGTACATCAGGTAGTTCAGGTAGTTCAGGTAGTTCAGGTACATCAGGAGCTAATGGTATATTTAGTGCTGGTACTTTAATGTACCAGTCAGGTACTTTCTCGTCAGCATCTATGACTGGAACTCCTTTATCATATAACATATCATTTATAGGTTCATTTGTAAATAACTATGTTGTTGATGTTAATAGTTCAACTCCTCGCGACTGGAGTATTTCTAACCAGACATCAACAGGATTTACAATTAACTCTAATTCATCAACAGGATTTACAGAGATTATTACTTGGAGTGCTACTCAATTAGCTTCAGGTACAATAGGTGCCTTTATAGGAGCTACAGGTGGTAATGGTACATCAGGTAGTTCAGGCTCAAGTGGTTCATCAGGTAGTTCAGGTACGAGTGGTTCATCAGGTAGTTCAGGTAGTTCAGGTAGTTCAGGTAGTTCAGGTTCGTCAGGTACGAGTGGTTCATCAGGTAGTTCAGGTTCAAGCGGTACTTCTGGTAAAGCTGGTACAAGTGGATCGTCAGGTAGTTCAGGTACAAGTGGTTCTTCAGGTAGTTCAGGTACAAGTGGTTCATCAGGTAGTTCAGGTACAAGTGGATCGTCAGGTAGTTCAGGTACATCAGGATTAGCTGGTGCTACAGGATCTTCAGGCACGAGTGGTAGTTCAGGTTCGTCAGGTACATCAGGATTAGCTGGTGCTACAGGGTCATCAGGTACATCTGGTACGAGCCCGGCTGGTGGTACAAAAGCATTTAAGTCAGGAGAAAGTAATTTAGCATCAGGTGGATCCGATTCAGCTGGTAATCTTTTAGCATCAACATCAACATCATCTCTTAATGTTGGAACTACTGGTACAAAAACTCTTACCATGGGTACCGGGCTCGCTTATCTTATTGGAGATAATATTTATATAAAGAGAACATCAGCTCCATCTACATACGCTATGACTGCGACAATTACGACTTATAATATAACAACAGGAGCAACTACTATAAGCGTAAGTAGCCGATTTGGAACAGGAACATATACCGACTGGACTATTCAAGGTGGAACGAGCGATCCTGACGATTGGAGAACAATACAGACAAATAGATATACAAATATTTCAGGAGATCCAGTACAAATACCTAAATTAGCTGGGCTTGGATTAACATTTTCAGCTTCGTCATTAGGTCAAACTAACTTTATTTTATATTCAATTCCAACATTATCTAATCCTAAACGACCTAATGGTGGTGGAGGTCGTATAAAACTTATCATAGGTACTGGATCCGTTCCAGCCGCCGGAACAACATCATCTTTAACAAATGGAATAACCTATGGATTAACATATTCATTAACTCAACAAAGTTATCTAATTGATGATACGACTGGAACCTCGGCATATGGAAACAATTTTGGATTAACTATAGTAAATAGTATGGTTAGTTTAACTCCGGGTATAACATATTGGATAGATTTACAGCTTACCTCTAATGGATATTCATGGAAGAGTGGTACTGGGCCTTATACATATGGTACTGGTTCAGTTTATATTGAAGGATCAAATGTTAAATATAGTATAATAGAAATTAATTAAAAAAATAAAAATATAAAATGAGCACTTATTCAGTATATAACATAAAAATAGATAACCAATTATCATTTACTCCTGGAGCTACAGCGGGTTATGTTCTCGCTATTGACGCTAATGGTAATACATTTTGGTCGGCTGGTGGTTCAGGTTCATCAGGTACATCAGGTGCTAACGGAACATCAGGTAGTTCAGGTACGAGTGGTAAAAGTGGTACATCAGGTAGTTCAGGTTCAAGTGGTACATCAGGAGTTAGTGGTTCATCAGGTACGAGTGGATTAAGTGGTACATCAGGAGTAAATGGTGCTACAGGCCCGGCTGGTACTGGTGGTGCTGGTTCTCAAACATTAGCTCAAGTATTAGCTACTGGTAATAATGTTGGAACATATTCTATTATAGGAACAAGTAGTTTAAGATTAAGCGTTGGTGCTTCAGCGAGTAGTTTCGGTCAGGTAATATCACTAACAGAACAAGGGGCCTCTATGTATGTTGGTGGTGTTCCAGCTGGGCCTAATTATGGTTCAGGAATCGCAGTTGATAAAAACGGAGGATTTCCTCTTATTTCTTCATTTGTTCGATCCGACGACGACGCCGCTTGGATGAGCACGACGCTGTCGCCTAATAGAATGTATATCCAGACAAGCGGAGGTAAAATCTTTGTTGATTTAGATGAAGCAAATGATGTAATACATATTGACGCACCAGCTGTTAATTTTTCAGCTAATCCTTCATATTCAGTTTCATTATCTAATAATACTTATTTACCTTATCTAACTCAAGAATATACAGGAGCTTCTCAAAGTTTATTAGCTGTAGATCAAAATGGTAAGATTATAGCTACGAGTTCTACATCTGGTTCAGGTGGTACATATGCTTCATACTCGGTTTCAGGATTAGTAAATCAAAATCTTTCAGGAGTTTCAACAACGAGATTAGCTTTAACAGGTAATACCTCATATAATTTTGGTACAGCTTCTACAAATGTACCATATTTTTATATGGTAGAAGCCGGTGCTTACAATTTCAATTTAGGTACATATTCTAACTATAAGTTATCTCCTTCCGACTTTCCTATATTAGGAGCTACAGGAGCCGGATTAAGTGGTTCATTTACTTTATCAGGTTTATATGATGGTAATGCGATGTGGATTAAGAGCGAGTTAGGTTTCTTTAATATGCCTAAACCAGCCGGGCCTACTGGTGGTGGAGGTGGATTACCAGTTATGACTGGATTACAGGCGTGGTTTAAGGGCGACGCTGGTATATCTACCTCTGGTGGATATATTACAACATGGGCTGATCAATCTCCTAATGCTTTAATAGCCTCCGCTTCTAACTCATATGGATTTTCTACATCGCTTACCGTTGGTTCTTCGTTAAATGGTATTCCATCAGTAAACTCACCAGATCAAGACAACTTACTTTTATTATCATCTAATATAACTTTAACAACAGGATATACTATATTTGTTGTTGCTTATCAATTATCATCTAACACACCGGGCTATATTTTACAAAATGTATCAGATCCAGCAAGTCAAACTGGGGGTATAGGAATATATTTAGATGCTGGTGCGGGTGGCCCGGGCCCCTTCTTATATAAACAATCAACAGGCGGATTTGTTGCTGGTGGTGGATCAAATAATGTTAATTTATCTCAATATATTACATATAATTATAATGGTTCAACAACAACATCATATATTAGACAAAATGGAACACAATTTGTTTCATCTTCAAGTCAGCAACTTGCGCCTTATACTATAAACTCTATAATTGCTGGTTTTAATCCTTTAGGTAATGGATTTACTGGTAGATTATACGAGGTTATTATATACAATACATCATTAACCGCTGGAGAGGTGACCAGCACAGAAGCATACTTAACAACAAAATACGGGCTATAAGATATAATAAATATGAAAGGCTTAAAGAAAATAGTAATGGATAATGGTACTATTATGTATGAGGGTAAAGGTTCTATAGAACCACCTAAAAGAATTAAAAGAAAAGAAAAAATAAGAAGATTACTATGCCTATTAAAAAATGTACCATAAATGGTAAGTCAGGATGGAAATATGGAGATGTAGGTACCTGTTATACTGGGCCTGATGGTAAAAGAAAAGCTATATCTCAAGCTATAGCTATTGTTTCATCTAATCCTAAAGATATAGTCAATTTAGATGCTAACAAAGTTTCTGTAGATTATGATGATACGGCTTCAACAGCTAAAGGTAAAGAACTCATTAAACGACTTTTAAGAGAAGGTAAGTCGGTTTATATCATATCAGCTCGCTCATCAAAGTTTCCTATTGTAGATGACCTAAAAGATATCATATCAGCTGATAAAATATGGGCTACAGGTTCTAATGAAGCTAAAGTTAAAAAAGCTGAAAACTTAAATATAGGAACTCATTATGATAATAATAAATCGGTTATTGATAAAATGAACGAGGTAAATATAAAAGGTATTTTATTTAATGGATAAAATGAAAATGAAAGCCTTACGAGAGGCTATGGAAAAGTATGGAGAAGCTTTAGTTATTGAAATAGTTCAACAATTAGCGAACGCTGATAAGAACGCTACTGGTAAATTAGCTCGTAGTATAGATTATGAGTTAGTAGAAACATTAGATTCAATAGCGGTAGGTATAAAGGCTGAAAAATACTTTGAGGTAGTAGATGGTGGTAGAAGAAAAGGTGCTAAACAGCCTCCTTCAGGTGCTATTTTAAGTTGGATGAAAGTAAGAAACATAAAAGGTAGAAACAAAAAAACTGGTAAGTTCATTACTCAAAAGTCAGCGGCTTTTCTAATAGCTCGTTCTATTGGTAAAAATGGTATTAAACCAGCTTTCATTATCAAAAAGTCATTAAGAAATCTAAAGTCATTACAAGCTAAACTACTTACAGAAGCGGCTGTTGAAGATATGACTAAAATGATATCCGCCGTATTTTTAGTAAAGTAGAGATAAGAAAAAAAGGATATAAGTATATTCTTTAATATATAAAATAATTAAAAGTCATGCCTATATCAATATCAGTATTAACCACCCCTACAGATTTAGAGCCTATTAATACGCCTCTATGGTTTATAGTCAATTCAGCATCGTCAGCTCTAACAGATTTTAAGTATGTATTTATACCTCAATATAGGTTAGAACCTTTCGCGGCTACCTCATTTACCTCATTAGGTACTTATAGAATACCACCACGACCGGTTAATGGAGATGGTTTATTCTCACCTCATAGAGCTCTTAAATCTTTTATACAGACGCAGATCAATCCTTTCATAAGCACTTTCGCTTTTAGCCCTGAAGGAGCTTCTTTATTATCATATAGATTTAGATATGGTTTTGAGTTAAATCCTAATAAGATATTTACCGACACGATAAATGTAGCTGGAAATATGGGCTTAACCTTCTCAACAACTCACGACTTTATAGCCGGAGATATTATTACTATTAACAAAGATAATAAAAACTATAATCCTCAATATGACGGAACCTGTTCTGTAGCTTCTGTTGTAAATACTTATTCAATTAAAACTGATAAAACATTTTCAACAACATTATTAGCTAATGAGAGTGGTTATATTACTAATCAATATAGAATATCAGGTACCAGTTCGGATTATTTTACATGGAACGGAACTCGTCAATATAACGAAAGAACAAAAGATTTTACTCAATATATTATTGGTACGGTTAGTGCTGGTACGGCTGGTAAGTTTTTGACTAATTACGATCAGTCAGTATATAAACCTATTAGATTAGATGACTATGAAACTTTATCTATGATCCTACCTTCATCTCCATTATATCCTTACTATGTTTCCGTTAGTACCTTTAACTCTAATAACTCTCTTATAGGAACTTACGGATTAACTTTTTCAGCATCTAATACTTATAGAAAGGTAGATATTCCTGTAGGCCCTATGAACTTAATTAATCTCGGTATTCCATTTATCAATACAACGACAG